ATCACTCGGGCAGCGTTGCAGATAGTTTCGACGCGGTTACCAAGGGAAATATCTTCATCGTCAAACGTATAGTCGAAGTATCCCAATAGCGGATCCGGCAATGACTGATAGATGCTGTAGAGCTCGTACAAATCTATCGTGTCTTCTGGCTGCTTCCCTATGACTAGCCATTCATGAGCAACGGCATCAGCAAAGCTGCGCGACGGCCTGAGCGTATAGTCAACAGTGCGAGCTTTGATGTCATAGCTGATTGTGTGACGTGTAACGAGTGCGTTGTATTTGCGATCACGTGAGCTGGTAGCTTGTTCCGTTGCGCGTACAGTGACTTTTACCAAAGTATCATTTGGATAAGTTACATTCGTCCGGCGTGTTACTGAGTGCGCCTCTGCTATTTGCAGAAGGTTGCTATCAGAACTGTTGTTAGTCTTTCGCAACTGGAACGCATACCGCGCTTTACCATACGGCGGCGTAAACTTGAATGTGCCATAAATATAATCAGCGCGACTGTCACTGTAGTTGAATACAAAACTTTTGTAGCTATAGGTCGGTGAAATCCTATCGTTATCGTCATTTACAGCCCAATATTCAATCAAGAAGTCAGCACCCTCGCGCTTACCAAGTTGAGCCTGCAGATGCACCCACAGTTCATCTCCTTCAATCGCAGCGAAGTATGGACCTGATATATTCCCTTTGTTTTCAGTCAGCGTGAATATCGTGTTATTGATTGTCGATCCAGATGGAATCTCGACTGGGCTGTTGATGGCTGATAGTTGGAATGTGAAGTATTTAACTGGGTCGATAATAGAACCATCATCAGACTCTGTAGCTGAATCCAACGACGCAGAAAACATGACATTCTCAGTCACGTCACCTGATGCCAAATGGCGTGTCACATTGACAGTAACCTGAACCGGCAGCGGCTTTGGAATGTCATAGAAGTAGTCAAAATCTGGTGATTGAACGATTTTAACAGCCGCTGATGTGCCAGTTATCGTACCAGATACCACATCATTCGTTGTTGCCGTAGCGACTTGCTCGCTATTACTCTCATTCGGCCCCAATACCTCCTGCCCATCTACATCATCAAATTCGAATCCCTGAATGATTTCTGGAATAACGGCACCGGGAGGATAAAACTGGTAACTGGCACCGGCAATAGAACCCAAGCTTGACTCTGAATATCGTACGCTCTCAACCGTGTAGTGTCCGATCCCGAAGTTCATCCACTCTGTGACGTACTTGATGTTGCCAGTAAACTCGAACATAGACTGCTGAATCAAGTCTGGAAATGAGCGAACCTGACCGTAAATATCAGGACGCGCTTGATACGTGCGGGCGATATTTGTTTGACCGGTCAGCTTATTGTTCGGGCTCTCTTTAGCGTTGTTATCTGCTGCTGACGAAAAAGAAGGCTTAGGCGCCAAGAAAGAGAATACTTTGGTGACGAGTTTGAAGACCGGGCTCAGGATATCGCTGACGATGCTTCGCGGCTGATTGAATATCTGGATGCGATGCAACTCTGTGAGTTCAAACGAAAGCTCGGTCTCCTCGTCCGCCAACACGCCATTGATGACGATTGCAATATCTCTATCAAACGCTTGCTGCTCCAACCAATTATAAAAGTTAGAGCCGTTGGCCAGCTCAATTCTCTCCTTCGGCACTCCCGGTAAGTGCTGTATTTCTAGAAGTGCCATAAGAATAAAACTCCACTTTAGTGAATACCTTTTCCATTACACGCAGTTTGTCGAGCCTAACCGAACCATTGAGGCCGCGGCTATGCAGCGCCATACCGTTGAGCACTAAACCCACATGCTCGGCTCTACGCCCCATGTAGCCAACAAAAATGCCATCCTCGACGGGTACTTTCTCCCGCTGCCAAAAAATAACTTCTTCTCTGTAGCAGGTAAGGAAATCACGGTTACTTTCATATCCAGCTTTGTGATGCACTTCTTTGCCTAGTACATGCCTGTAATACAGCGCGACTAGCCCCCAACAGTCACAAGATTCCATGGAGCAGGCGCGGTTAGCCCACGGAACGCCGATCATCCGTTTGATAAAGTCAGATTTAGTCATTGTTTATCCGATTTCGAGACCGGGCCAATCGGCTGGGTCATACAGCAAGGCCACGTTAGTGTTAAGCGGATTGGTCATTGATAGAGAAACGTTGACGTTGTCAGCATCAAGTGAGCAGTCTTTGACGTACAGCTGCCACTCTTTGATCGCAGTTGTCATGTCTTTAGAGTCAAACAGCCGGTAGGTAACTGTGATCGGTTCAATACGACTATACGAACGCCAGACCTTTAGTTGCTGCTTGAAGTCCTGAGACAAACGACTGAACTTAATCGTTGAATCGATGATTGGCGTGCTGCTTTGCTGGCTTTCAGATAGTTCGAACCTGCATGGCTTATACTCCACGCCGCCGAGCGTCTTCGGAAAGACTTGGTTATTGACTAGATAGAAACTACCGAAAGACACATGATGAAACTCGATGGTCTCGTAGATTATCCGGTTCGGGCGCTGTGCCCGATACTCTCGCAGTGTTGGCACTATGGCGCCCTCGGTAGTGATTCAGGGTCACGGTCATCGGGATAGCCAGTGACGATAATATCCAGCCAACTCGCCCACGGCGGGGGCAACTCGACAATGATGTCGTCAAACTCATCATCAGCGTTATTCAGCTTCCGACAGATGACATCTCCCGACCAAGTGAAGATATTTCCTGTCTGGTTCCACGTGGGCCATGCGGTGAAGTGCAACTCCTGCAACTCTATGCCTGTGTCTCCGGTGCCATTGTTCAATCGCATGGAGAACCACTGGTTACAGTTATCGAGATAGTTCGGACTGCGTAGCCACTGCATGAATGCGCGATGCTGTGTGAACGTGAATATCCACTTGAGAGAGAATGACGTCTTCAGGTCGTCTGTTAACTTCTGGAAGATTGGCGCACCGACAAGCGGCTGATCTGTTCTGAATCCGGTATCCGTCGCCGGACTTTTGTCAGACTTCTGCGCCAGTGGCAGCCAATCTGGGTATGGAATAGCCATCTTAGCCCCCTGATGCGCGTGGTGTTGCTGTGGTGTTACGTGCTATGGCGGAAAGCATAGGCCCCTTCTGGTCCATGTCCGTGATGAAAGCTTGAATGGTGAGATTGTTTCCATCCTGTGAGGTTTGAGCATCGAATGAGTGGCTTCCAGATGTGTAATCGTTGAAGACGACCGATACCTGAATATTGCCACCGCCACCGCTGGAAATGTCCTTATTGCTTATAACCGAGCCATTATCTCCGGGTATCATGTACTGACTGCCATTGCTGGCTCGGAAGATTTCAGGCATCCCGCCCTCACCGACCTGATACATAGATCCTGCAGATACTGGACCGCCATTTTTACGAGCCCCAGCAATTCCCATCGCGAGAGCACCAACCACCGCGCCGATACCAATCGCTGCCGCTCCACCTAATGTACTGATGGATGCAAGCATTGCTGCCGGTGTCCATGCCGCTGTTTGCGTCGCTGCTGCCGCTGCACCTGCCGTAGTTGTTGTGGCAATGCCAGCAGTCTGCGCGGCAGTAGAAGCGGCTACCGCGCCTACGGTTGCAGTTTGCCCCATGATTGCAGACTTAACCCAGTCGACTCCCATTTGGACAAATGAGTTTATTAGCTGGTTCACTACAGAGTTAGCTAAGCCACGCATTGCATCGCTTACGCTTTCCGTTCCTGTTAGCATCCCAGCAAATGCGCTTGATGCGTTATTACCCAGTGCATCAAGAGAAGACGCGAGCATCTGATTAGCCGTACTTTGTTGAGAAAATAACTCCCACTGCGCAGCCGTTCTCTGTGCTTCATACTCAGTGTTAGCAGCATTCATCAGCGCCAGTCCATTGGCTGTGATAACTCCCTTCTTAGTTTCGAACTGCTGTATGAGAGCTAACTTTTTAGCATGTTCATTAGCTAACTGTTGGACAGGGTCTATTTGTCCTAATGCTTCCTGTTGTGGAGAAACAGCCTGCTGCGCTCTAATTTTCGCAATATTAGCCTGATGCGATTCTTCTAGCCGCTCCATTGTTTGGTTGTATTGCTCTTGGCTAATTTTTTTAGCTGAAAGAGCTGTATTTAAATCTTGTACATCCTGCTTATAGCTTGCATTTTCTCTATTCTCAGGGGGAAGTTTCTCCGCTGCCGCCTGTGCTTTTATGGCGTTGGCCGTGTCCCATTTTGCAGCAGCATATTGACGTGCCTCCGCGATCTGCGACTGAGTAGCCCCTTTCCCAAGTGACTGCTCCGCATTGAGCATCGCCTGTTCACGGCTCAGCTTATTGGTTGAGTCAGCAGCGAGTTCTGACTGTTGTTTCAGGTTCGCCAGTTTTTGAGCAATAGAATCAGCCTGAGAAGCGCCTTTTTTATGCTCTGCCTGAAGCGTCTTCTGCGCCTGTGTGTTTTTGTACGTAGCGGCAGCGTCATCTTCCATCTGCTTAGCGTGAGGATCATCCTTAGCAAACCCTGCATCTTCAGCAGCGTATTGAGCCTGCAAACGAGCCCTAGCCTCTCCCTGAAGCTTTGACAGCTCAAGATTACGCTCGGACTGCTTGATGAGGTTTTTCTGCCCTGAGGTTAGGTTGTCAGTTTCCTGTTTAAGCGCCGCCACATTGCCTTTCGCAGTAACAGCCTCACGTGACAGGTTAACCAACGTGCCAATGAATGCTGTTAACGCCGTCTGCCCTTTCTCAGTAGAGCTCTGTGTGTTCTGCAACTCCGCCGCAAGACGCTGCAAAGCCTCTGGAGTAGGGTTTTTAGCAATATCAGAAAGCTGCTTGCTGAACTCGAATGCTTTCTGCTCTGATATACCGAACTTATCTGCTACTGCCCCAACAGTGTTGCCAATGCTCATCGTCGTAGCATTGAAAGCCTGTCCCGCTCCAAAAGCCTGCTTCATTGCCTGAGAGTAATCATCGGTCGTGATATTCAGGGCAGAAAGGCGATCGTTAAATCCATCAACCGAAGCGTAGCCTCCGGAAAATGCAGAGAGCGCCTTGTCACCAAAGGAGAGAAGTGAGCTGGACGCATCGCTAATCGCTTTCGGGATTTTGTTGATCGCCTCGTTGTATTCAAGAAGTGCTTGGTTGCGCATCAGCGTAGCAACCTCAGCATTCGTCTTTGCCAGCAGAGCATATTTATCTGACAGCGCGGCTACACCATTCTGGGAAACGGTAATAACCTTATCCATTGCCTCTGCTGCATCTTTAAGTGCATCCATGGCGTTTTTGCCGCCATTTAAAGATGTAATCAGCGTACCAGCGATGACTGTACTCAATGCAATGACGGCACCAATAACCGCGCCGCCGGGTCCGAACGCCCCCGCCAGTTGCGAACCCTGCTGTGAGAATGCTACAAGCGCAGATTGTCCACCTTGAACCTGTACGATAAAGTCCTGAACCTGATAACCAGCTTGTTGCATGCTGGTTTTCCATTTCCCATGGCTTTTTGATCCAGTTTCCACCCCAGTCTTCATATCGAAAAGGCGACCAGTTAACTCGCCTATTTTTTGCTTCTCTTCATCAGAAGCTTTTGAACCAGCTCTCAACTGAGCGGCAAGTACGGCAGCACTACGAGCGCCATTCTCCTGAGCTTCATCCAGTACCGCTAACTGATTACCTAGCGCTTCAATGATAGATTCGGCACGGCTAAATTCACTGCTGGCTCCCCCTGTACCGCTGCGAGCCTCTTCCATCGCTCTTGCAATACCGCTGACATTGGTGTTCAGCTTGCGCAATTGGTTGTCCATGGAGTTGGCGTAACCGGCCAGTTCTGTAAACGCAGATCCGGTTTGCGATGCGCTCTGGTCTAGGTTATCCATCCCCTTTCCTGACTGCTGGGCGGCTGCGTCTAATTTATCCAGAGCATCAATGGCCTGCTTACCACCTTGCAACAGAGGCTCAACGTCGGCGCTGATTTCATAAACGATGCTACCGGCACTTTTTTCACCTGCCATTTTATTCTCCAGTAATTATTTTGCTGCTCTGGCCCTTCTTGCCGCTTGTCTGGCAAGGAAGTCATCTGCTACAGATTCGTACTCTTCGCGAGTGAAACCCTTCTGATCTGGGTGCTTAGCTGCCAGCAGAAATTGGAATTCTGTCATCGTTAACTTGGATGCTTCATCACGACTCATTCCAAAGTGACTCCGTGCAGCACTGATATAATCGAATGCACTGAACGAATTGGTTGTTTCTCCGGTCTCATGACGCTGCAATCTTCTTACCTTCGCTTTTCCAACAACGCCGTGCTGTAGTAAGTGCTGCGCCATAACAATGATGTCATTGCGCGGCATTTGACCGGGTCGATATACCACACAAGATTTCCACCCCTTCCATTCACCAATCATTGGCGTTAAATCATCCTGACAACAGGCCTGAATAACCCTCATTGAGGTAGAAAGCATTTTCTCTGCCACGCGGTATAGCGAAGATGAAAGCCAATCAGGAAGCCTCCCAAAAGCACTAGCATATCCGGTAAGCAACCCGTTCAGTTCACTTCCATGGACAATGGCGTATGCCTCAACAATTTCATTAGGATTTCCAATGCGCGTCATGGCTTCAAATGATGGGCTTAATAAATAATCCTTTCCCCCGTCTCGACTATCACTAATCGAAACTTCTCCTATATCAATTAATGCTGTCATGACTCATTCCAGTGAACGGTTATTATCAAGGGCAGCACAGCCACCCTTTGTAATAGCTGCTAGCTGACGGTTACGGTGCATGCCGCAGATGTGATTTTCTGCGCCGGCAGTGATGCATCAGTTACCTCGCAGGTATAAACACCTGCATCTCCAGATGCCGCACTAGCTTTGTTAAAAGTAGCCGTAGTCTGCCCGCTGACAGCTGATCCATCCTTTTTCCAGACGTAGGTGTATGGAGTGACACCACCTGAGGCAACAACAGACATATTCAGCGCAGAACCAGTTGTAACTGACTTTGTGGGCGTCAAATCTGTGGTGAAGGCCAAAGCATCAGCAGCATTCACTTCGATTGTGCTTGCATCGCCAACCTTGAACTCAGTAGAGAAAGTAACGATATCGTTAGTCCCACCATCTGAGCTCAGCGCTGTGATGTTCATATACCCAACAAACTCAACAGGGCCGTAATCCATGCGCACCCAAATACCGGGCTGACGCTTAGCTTTAAGCTCACCGGCAAAATATTCGATGAATTTGCCGACACCGTACTGATCCAGTTTGTCTTTCTTGCGAACCTCACCTTCAAACGAGATGGTGAAATCACTGTTGGTGATGATGGTTTCAACGTAACCGCCGCCATCATCTGCGTCAGACGTGACAGTGTTTGGGTTGAAGTCGAAGCCCTTGGATGTACCGGCGGCCAACGCTTTCCATTCGGATTCTGATGGAACTGTATCTGCGCAGCCATCAGCAACCTCAAGAACGACTGCACCGCCAAATAGGCGTTCATTCGAATTTTGGCAATTAGCCATTTGTGATTCCTCTTTCGTATAAAAAAGAAAACCCGCCGGAGCGGGTGATTTAATATGTTTCTGGCTATTCGCCGTAAGTGCATGAGAACTGCAAACGGAAGACAATCCGACCTTCGTCAGTTAGCACTGGTGCAGGGATGGCTCCCATATTTTGAATATATCCGACGCATTCATCAGCCATTGGATGCTGTTGGATGTAGTCAATAATGCGCTGTACTGCAAGAGCAGCCTCGTTTCGTTTCGTCCTAGCACCCACGACATCGACCAAAACGTAATGCTCTGCGCCTAGGTCGTTACGAATCGCTGATCCACCGTTAGACCTGAAAACCATTACAGCCTTTGATGGGTCTTTTGGATCGTCGAACATTAGCAACTGGTCAGTAAACCCATCCGTTAGTCCCGCATTGACAAACATATTCCTGACACGTTCATACATCATTGGGATCATAACGAGAGCTCCTTTAACATCACCTTATCGATGGCCTCTCTCTCCTCATCAAACCCTTTGCTCAGGAAGTGCGGTTCGGCATGAGGGTCCCAGTAATTTCCTTTTTCCGTTCCGCCGCCAAATGATTTACCTTCTCGTGTTTTACCAAAGTGCGCACGAGGTTGACCTTTTAACTTACCTGACATCTCATGAACATAAGCAGCATAGTTTGCTGAGTACCCAACCCGCCCAGTAATCAGCACACCACTAAAGTCCATTTCTCTAAACTGAGAGTTGATAAGAGTAGATGTATCGATTGGCGTGTAATATGCCGCTCGAGCAGAACCAAGAATAAGCGCTGATTGAATCGCTCTAACGGCTTTGCGCCCCTTAACGTCATTAATCAAATCGTTGAGGTTCTTTTTGGCGTTAGATATTCCCTTCACCTTAAGTCCCATGGCTATACACCTGTGATCAATGCGTAATCATCAGCAAGGCGCTCAAAGGTGTCTGCGTACCTGATCACTTGTCTGATTTCGTCGGCTCCTGCTGCTACAGGGTCTAATTCTGCTGATTCACCAAATAACAAGTAATCTCCAGCAGTGGCTGATGAATACTCAGTCCATATCGTATTTTTGACGACGATCTCAGATCCTAGGCTGCCAATACGCTTGCTCAGCCCGCCCTCGTAATCACACATGATGACTTCTGGAGCAGACCAGCCAAGCGGATCGCCATAATCATCAGTTCCGAGGATTCGCCAGATTGTTGCCTCTGCTGTATAGCTCCAATTTGCAACGCTGCTCATCACAAACTCCAATTGATAACGCCATTGACACATTAACCGCACCACTCATGCGGGAGCCTTCATCATGGTGTTTAGTGTGTCTTGCTGGCATTAAGTAGCCGTTTAGTGACTCCCCCATAACGTATAGAGAGTCATATTTTAAGAGGCCGCCAGTTCTTGTCATTCTCGCCACCTCTCGACCTTTGCCCCGCTATCACGAATGCGCTTGCAGTTAATCACCCATTCACCTGAGCTGTTTACATAGCCGGTGGTTTCACGTCCGTTATCGGTGCGAACCCATACGCGGGCGAAAGGTTTAGGACTGTGTTCTTCTACAGATAACCATGTCATGACTAACTCCCGCACATACATCCACCCTTGCCAATCCAGATGCCAGCATAAGCTGATACGGTTGGATCAGGAGGAAGAACACCGTTGGTGCAACCAAACTTATCAAGCCCAGTGAGAAGCGATAGCGAGCCTTTCCAGCGGTCAGCGAATGACTGATATCTGAAAGAACGAGATGCACCGCTTGGTGCTGTCTGGGAACTAATATATTTATCCCCCTGAGCAAGCCCCATCAGTCCAATCAAATACAACTGAATTAGCAGAGCCGTAGATGCTGGATAGTGGGAGTCTAAGCAGTCTTGAATGCTGTTAGCTTGATCAACAAGCGCTTGCAGGATGAAGTCTGGAAGCGTAATCCCGACCGAATCCAAATACTCTTTGGCTTGTTCGATGGTTACCATGTTGACTCCAGAATGGAAAAGCCCCGCATATGCAGGGCATAAAAAAACCGCTTTCGCGGCGTTTAGTCTTCTTTGGCCTTTTTGCCCTTGCCTGATGTTGCCTCAGGCGTTGCTGGGGTTAATTCACCGCCAGCTTCACCGCGCATCAGTCGGACATTTGACTTCAATGCTGGGTGTAATTTATCCAGCTCGACTACGTCACCAACATTCACGCCAAACCAAGGGCGAACTACTTCGTACTTAGCCATGATTCCCCCTTATGCCAGATTAGCGCCGTAGACTACGCCAGAAAGACCTTGATCATCTGCGGTAATTTGCAGACCTTCTGCGGACATGATCTGGAAGTTATAGTTAACGTTTGGAAGCGGACGCGGCAAAGGAACTACCCCCTGAGCCATGCCTACCAGCGGAGATATCACGTCACGGCGACGTTGGTATGCAATAAACTCGTTGCCAGATAATGCAAAGGTTGGTCGTACTTCTTTCACTGGTGCAAACGGCAAAATAGCTTGCAAAACAGTACCAGTAATGACGCCATTCACTACATATGGCTGAGCGTAATTAGCCCAAATCTCAGGACTAACCCACTGGATATCATACTGCGCGACTTTGTTTTTGCGAGCAGTTGAACCAAAGGCACCCTTACCATAGAACTCAATCAGTTGGGCCTGAGTTGCTGAGGTTAAGTCGATATTGGCACCGCCAGAACCAGAACCAAGATTGATTTTCTGCGTATGGCGGTGGTTCTTCATGCCTTGCGCTGGGTATCCCTGCACCTGAATGTTTGCGTCACCAGAAAGATAATAGGCAACACGGCGTTTATTAACTTTGCGAAGCTTGGCCTGCTGTGAGTCAAGGACCAGATCAATGCCGACCGAGTTCATGCCAGCCGCATGACGCCAGTTCACACCATAACCGGCAGTAAACACAGGGATAGGGTCACCGTCGCTGTTATATTCTGTATGGTCGAAGGAGAACGGAGCTTGACCATCAATACTAACTGACACGTCATCAGCAATTTCACCGACCATATTGTAAAGCTTCGCAGTTTTACCAACCGGTAAGATTGTCTGAACGCCCATTAGGTCATTGATGATCTCCATACCATCTTCTTGATCACGCATTTGAAGAATCTGGTTATCAATTTCAGCCCAGAACTCTCGGGCAAAACCGCTTACTGCATTGCATGCCAGCATCTCAGTAGTCATTACCGATCGGTTAGCTGCAATCATTCCTTTCTGCTGCTGGTTCCAGATGTTTCGGTTAGCCCACAACTCATTCCAATGACCGCCGAGGCGGCTGTTTGCTGCCAATGTCTCTTTAGAGAAATACATGTTTTATCCTTCCTTATGCGCCAGCGCCAGACGCTGCAACAGTGCCAACGCGCATACGAACGCGAATGAAATCAGTAGAGCTTGCAGCAATAGTCGCTTCATCTTGGCTGTAGCCGATCACTGAATCAGTGTCAGCGGTTGCCAGAGTAAATTGACCATTAGAGCCAAGCTTGATCGGTGAGTCTTTTTTGTAGGCTCCAGCAACACACAGGAGAGCAAGCTCACGACCTTCTTCTACGTAGTTACCTACAGCAGAGTCACCTGATGGGACAGCGTCAAGAATGCCTAAACCTTCATGATGGGCGCAGTCGATAATGTAGAGTCGACCGGTTAAAGCTGTTGCCTGAGCAAACTTACCAGAGCTATTGATGATTGCTGCAGTACCTGGCAATAATGCCGCGGCAGTGGTTCGTGTCTCGGTTTTGTACAGAGACTTGCCGTCAATGTTTACACGGCGATAGCGAGAAGCCATTTGAATCCCCTCTTACTTGAAGTATTGATCGGCAGCGGGTGCGCCGGTTTCTGCTGGGTTGTTTGCTGAGTTTCCGGCCAGCGGTGCCGCATCACCCAAGTTTTTAAACATGCTGTCCAACGCTTCACCAGACAGTGCGTTTGCTACGATATCTCCATGGACTTTAGCCACTGCTGCTCGCTTGGTAGCCTCTTCTGCTCGAGCGTTTGTGGTGAGAGAGTCTGATAGCTCTTTTTGATTGGCTTGCAGGGCATCAACCTTTTCCGCAAGAGGCTTGATAGCCTTTTCGGTATTTGCCGCCACTGCCTCACCAATCATGTTGCCGATTGTCTCTAGTTCTTCTTTGGTTAAAGGCATGTCGCCCTCCGTTTGGTTTGTATTTGTTGCAGGTCTATCCTGCTGGTTGAGGAATGATTTGAATTTATTAACCGCGACAGCCACCCAAGACTCTTGCCGGACTACTGGTGAGCCAGTTTCATCAAAGGTTATTTTTCCGCCATCGCTTTTATAGCCAAATACTTCAGCCTTACCGCCGTTTCTTACGACAACAACTTGCGAGTCAGTGAAGTCAGCAACCCACGCATATTCATCTGGGCCAGATGCAAATTTGTCTCTTACCGCACGTTCTAGCCGGTTTTCTCGTTCGCGATATGACTCGCCAACCAATGCACCAGAGTTAGCTTTGATTGGCGTCGCTAGATCAGCGTTAACCATTAGCCCGACGCCCTGTTCAGGCGTTGCGGCACCAACTTCATGGAGTAAGATTGCGTCATGATCCATGGCTTTAATCTTGGCGACCCAATCAGCGCCTAGCGCTTTTTGTTCTTCGTTTGCTTCAACCTGATCGAGGAATACAGCAACACTTGTGTGGATAGGTGGAACATCTTCTCCGCGTTCAATAGCAGCTACGCGCTCTAAAAGCTCTCGCCCACCCTCTGACTCCTCGGCCTTACCGATATCTACCCACTTTTCTAAGTAAATACGGTTGCCGGACTTCTTAACATTACGGTTCCAAGCCCCTACGTAGCCGATGTTTAGCCCTTCAGGAGAGAATGCTGATACAAACTGCCCATTAACCATTGGGTGGCCTAGTGGTGCCAGCGTCCCTTCGAGGCCTGTGTAGTGAGCATCAATTTCGCTTTCTGGGTATAGTCCGCCATTCATAACCACGTTTGCTGGCAGCGTATAACTGGGGAGGATAAGGTGATCGCGACCGTTGTAATTCTCACGCCTGATAGACTGACTGTTGACCTTAGTTGTGACGTTAACCTGCATTGTCATCGGTTAATCCTCTTGCCTTCATTGAGGTGTATTCCTTCCTCGTTCGTTCGATTACGGTGTTTGATAAGGGCTCGCCTTTGTCGTCTACCAGCACGGCTACAGTGGAGCACTTGCAGTTAATTGAGTTTGCATCTCTAGACCACCAGTCTCGCTGCTCATCCGTTGTGTAGAGTTTTCCATGTCTAGATGCGTGAGTGCTGCGAGTTGTGGGGCTCAGCGCTGAGATATGAAGCTGCATTGTTTGGATGCCGTAGTTGGCCTTGGCATCATCATCCTCATCCATACGGGCTCTTCTTAAAGCCGTAGTGATTTCTGTTCTGGCGATGCGATTGGCTCTACGAGACTCAATGCCGGTTTGATCTGTTAGGTTTCGTGCAACCTCTTTCGGATTAAGGCCACGCCCGATGCCATCAGTCAGTATCCGAGCCATGTCAGCTTTAACTTGAGCGCTTAGGTTCTTCATTTCTTCAAATTCGCGAGCCCGAACCAATACAAGACGTAGTTGGTATGGCTCGCTCATCAGAATGCTTTGAACGCTATTTTGCCCAGCGGCATAGGCCGGTGATTGCTGGGATAGGTTTGCAAACTCTTGAGCGGTACCGCGCTGATATGCCACCTCGACATACTGATCGAAGAACCACAGGTTTAGCTCTCCACCCTGAAGCAATATTTCATCCACCATCCTCTCTCCATTCTGCAGAAGCATGGATAGGAGGCCTTGGTCTAGTTGGAATGCGTATCGTTGGTTTACTGCGGGTGATGCGGGGATTCGGTTCAGTATCTGTATATAGCCTTTGGTGATTAGCTTCATGCGCTTTGAAAAATCTCGCATGGCTCCACGTTCTAGCCTATCAACTCCTGTCGGGTCCTGTTTATTACAGGGTAGGATCGCCGACTTTGCTTTCTTCGCCATCGTCGATTTCCTCACCTAGCGGGTCACTTTCACCTGATTCATACCCAGCGGCCTCTCTAATCTCGTCTCGAGAGAAAACAGGCTCTCCAGTTGATACTGCCTTCTGGTTGATTTCGCTCATTTTGGTCGCGCTATCTAGCTTGTCAGATGATGACTGTTCGTTTAGGTCGTCCCAGATGACGGTTTTCTCTGACACCGGATCGATAACTTGTAGCTCGATTAGCTTGTCAGTGAAATCTTCAATGTCGTATGAAAGCTCTCGTTCTCGGCGAGACTGGCAGCGAGCGTTCATATACTTTTGGTCTTCAGTACTTGCTCTCTCACCTGTTTGCATTCCCACAAGCACCTTGGCCGGAATATCAACACCTGCCGCCGCCGTCTGGAGGTTGACGTCATAGGTGGGTGATGGATCAGCTACCGAAGTTACCAGCGGCGTTACTACCGCCCCTTGCGTTGTGAGCGTTGTATCGTTGCCGCGGTTTATCTCTACAGCAACCTCGTTGAAAGTATCCTGCAATTCTTCAACACTGACGCCATACATTGATGCAAGGCTGTTGAAGTTAATTTCCTTATCGAAGTTAATATTCAGCTGTCTAGCCGCATTCTTTAGGAATGACTCTCCGGAGCCTCCCTCAACTTTCTCAAGACTGACAAAAGCGTTGTATGAAGGCTCTAAGAATCCAATGGCATCGTCTGAATAGTCGCCAAGAATAAACACGCGATCAGGGTGAATCTGGACTCTACGACTCCCACCATTTGATAGATATTCGGTGTATTCCCACATAGTGGGTAGACCGTATGTGATTGAGTTGATATCCGTATCCAGCGAATAAGGTTTTAAAGCCCCAGCCCATACAGGAGTGACCTTTTTTAGCCCCTTACCTTTAACTACAGGCTGATTCCAAGCCTTGTTATCACGGATGTGAAGCAATATCCCAGACCACCGGCCAACCAATCGACGCTTATCAGCTTCAGCAAAGCTATTCCAGAGTCTGTTAGTGAATACCGGTTTAATCTTCCCTTCCCAAGCAGTAGCTTTCTTCGCTTTATCGAATTTATCGCCTTCGATGATTTGCGGATTAGACTTCCAACAGTGGGATATGATCTTGTTGACTGCGCCAAATGCAATGCCGCCGCGCCGGTAGAGCTTATAGAGGTCATCAAAGGTTAAGTCCTCTTTGAAGCCATACTCACACCACGCTGAGCTTCGCTTTGCATCAAGTCCCATCGTTGGATTTAGCATCCCCATACGGGCACGCGCGTTCCTTGCCTCGTTCAACGCATGGTTGACGGCTAGCTTTAGTTTTTCGTTCATGCTGTGTCCGAATTAAAAATGAGAGGTGGCTATCTGCGACGAAGACGGCTTGGGATCATCATCCCTGCAGCAACTGGCTCGCTAAGTTCGGTTAATGCCCAAACTAAAGCGTCCAAACGGTCAGGGGATTTTTTGGCTGTCGATGGCACATATTCCATCATTTGGTTTTCCATGACATACAGACCGCCACGGTGGGCCACTCTGCCTTGTGCATAAAGCGCCGATATTGGCTCTGCTCTGGCGTATTTTCCCTTGCTAGCATGGACACGAATTATCCTGCCTTTAAATCCGGCATTTTTAAGTGTGTCCTCAGCCATATCTCCGCCCTGATTTGTCTCGATAACAATGGCGTCTGCATCATGATTTTTGTAGGCCTCCATGGCCTTTGTCGCCCACCCATTCGGTGAGTACTTTCCGCTGTAGTCAGCATCTACTGAATACTGACGCTCATCGCCACCACCGTAAGAGCTTGCGACTGCAATCCCCGTTTCATCACTCTCATCGCTATTTGTTGCTTGCGGGTCAATAGCCACAACAGTCCGTGCAAGCTCTCGATGAATATTCATCGCATGGGCTGCGCTAATCATCCCTTCATTCCAGAGCGCTCCCTCAGAGTTAAATCTGCGAGGGTTTTGCATATACTGCGCTTCGAATGTCCGCCTATGGGACTCTAGGGATACTCGATGAGATTCGTTGTGTTTGAATGGCCAGAGCCACCCATCAGGTAATCCGTGCTGAATTGGGATTCCATGGGTATTTTCTTCAGGGTATGCCTGAGAGTTGTCGATGATCACTGGCAGGTTGAGGTGGTGCCACATCTCACCAGATCCGCCTCGCAACAAGTAACCACTTAAATCGTGATAGTGGATGCGCTGCATGATGACAATCATTGGCGTCGTTTCTACGGCCAGCCGAGATTTAATTGTCTCGTTGAACCGACTGTTTACGCCATCACGAACAACTTCACTGTATGCATCATCTGGTTTGACAGGGTCATCTATGATTAACGCTCCCTGCCAGCCATCTTCCATATGCCCAGCTCGAAAGCCAGTAACCTGACCAGCAGCTGACGATGCATAAACCCCGCCACCGTGCTCAGTCCACCACATCGCCTTACTGTCTGCATCATCACGCAAAGACATTGGCCACATGGCTTGATATGCCTGTGACTTAATCATATTTCGTGTTGTTGATGAGTTGAGTAGTGCCAGATTGTGTGAGTATGAGAGGTGCATGAATCGAGCGCGGTTGTTTAAAGCTAATCCGCGCCCCATCATGTTGATGGTTGCCAATTCTGTTTTAGTGTAACCGGGAGGAACGTTGATGATGAGGCGCTTAATCTCTCCGTCTATAACCCTGTCTAGCGTTTCCTGAATCACTTTGTGGTGCGGTGCGACAATCATCTTGCCGCCGGTGCGCTGTTTGAAAAAGTATCGACTGAAGTACAGGCCGTCAGCCTCGCACATTCTCGCGCGGATCAACTCATCAGCAGTCGTCATTCTCCATCACCCGCTTTATCTCTTCAGGTGACATAGTGACAACTCTTACCGGACCGCCACCCTGACCTGTCAACTCGATAACCTGCTTGTCTAGTCCAGTTAATTTGGCTTTCCCCATAGTGGCAGCAACAGCAGCCGATGACTGAGGTGTTTCGGCACCCAGCGCCGCTTGCCTTGCCTCTTCAAGCTCAGCCAGAAGAGAATCAACTGTAACGTCATGTCGCTGCTTGATCTCTCCCTGCAATTCCTTAATCCTTGCCGTAATCTTGCCGATGTCGTATAGCTCTTTTGCTTTACGATTCACCGTTTCTGGCTTCATGTTCTCGGCGGCATACGCTTTACGGTAAGCCTCCGAGGCATTACCAGTTTCTATGTATGCCTGACAAAAAGCCTCTTGCTTCATAGTCAGACTTGACATGTTTCATTCCTTTTCTAGGAAACGCTTTGAAATCACGAAATTAACTGTTCGTGCATGCTCATGTTTATCAATTTTTCTTCTTATATATAGATCATGGCTATTTCTTAATTTTATAAAGATTTGTTCTATCTCATCGTGCTGGCTATCAAGTTCAGCTATAGACATCTTCGCCATTACGTCGTTTATTGCTCCCTCCATAACGGCTATTGGGGTAGCATGACTTGGATTTCCCCAGTCCATAATTTCAGGCATTTCTATAAGGATGTTTCTATAATTGAAGATAGAACTTTTAAGCTCCTTAAGATCCTTTATTCTTTCTTGCTCCTTCCATGTCCCTAACGCTCTGAATGCGGCAATAGCTGCGACTAAAGTTGCAATCCCTGAAAACCATGTGCCAATCATAGACCAGAATGCAATAGTATCTGCGCTCATCTATCTCCCCCCTTTTATCAAAGTAGAGAGATCATACCCTAATTAAACAACTTCTTCCGTTATCGGCTTGAATGTGATTTCACTTAACTCATCCGGCTGAATGTATGTCCATGAGCCGTCATGTTCTGCAATAGCAAATAGACCGTTAACCAGTCTTGGCTCTTTGGCTGTCATGACGCCTTCGTATGTGGTTCCGTCTTTCTTTGTTGCTTTGACGTTGTACTTATCAGCCATAAGCGAACATTCCTCTGATTTATGAGTATCCGCCCTACGGCGCCATGTGAACTTATGCTGCAATATCGTGTGCTCTCAGTGAAAACACACTGTATTGCTCCATGATTCTTCTGCCACGGTTCATGTTACCGCCATGAGAGCGAGTGGTAATCGCTCGGCATTGGTCGTTATTGATGTCTCTGTACGCTAACGGTCAGGAGAGGAACCGGTTGTGGCTAATACAGAGATGCTGCGACAACCCTACGCAATTTGATTTGGTTAGCCAGACTCGCCCCGCTTCGCAGAGGTGCTAACTGACTTACGGCTTACCCGTCAGCAAGATTGGATCACCATCCTTTCGGGGTTATGCAATCTGTTTCCTTGTCGGGAGGAATTGGTAAGAGCCGTTGTGAAATAGGCTCTCAATGCTTTAGATGTGAGCAAATTTGCGCATATTTCACAGGTGCTAACGCTTGGGATTTTTGTCTGCTAGCGTCAGTAAAACATCGAGAAGGATTTCCGCCTTCTCGACATTCGATACGCCTAGAGATATCCGTCCGCAATTCAAATATTGGAACCCATCCTTCAGGTAGCGACGAATAGTCTCTAATTGCTGCTTTTCATTTTTATTCATGATGGCAGCCCCGGTATCTTGATTTGCAGCTTGGCATAAACCTCTTCTCGCTTATCCAATAGATGCTTCTTCCTGCCACCAACACCCCAATGATTCATTTGTCTTGCGCAGTGACTAATTTCAGTCATCTCTTCTTTGATGACGTGATCAATCATGTTTGCGTCAGCCATGAAGCTAGCAAGTGATATCAATTCTCCTGAGAAGAATTTATCTAGCACGGTGTAAACGCCAACTTTGAATGCAGGATCGATATGGCCTGCAAACTCATACGCCACATAACGACTACCAAACGTTCCGCCGTGCTTACCTCTCACTGTTTTTAAATGGGCTTTCAAATCCCATTTAGATAATTCCTTAACAAACAGTTGAGTAGACTCAAGTCTTGAAAATTTGTACGGGCGAAGGTTGTTTATGTCTCTTCCTGATAAGAATTTATCATCACCTGACTCGGCTCTTGCCTTTGCTATCTGCCACATGTCAGTAAGGCAGACCATCCCATCATCATCAATTCGAACAGGGGTATTGAATAGTGTTAATTCTTTCATCGGTAGTTACCTTTTAGAAACGAGCCTTGTTGCCCAGAAACGCCAGCGCATAGAGACGGCTACCGGCCTAAACCAGCATTTCTCCAAGGCTTGTTTCTGTAAGGCTCTATGCTTTTGAATGCACCGGGCATGGTGCGGATGATTGCTTCAGATATAAAAAAGCCCCACCGAAGTGAGGCTCTATTGGCACTGGGTGCGGATATAACTTTGCAACCCGTTAATCATTGTTTCGGATTGTCTGATTCGTTCGACGAGACTGAGATAATCCCGTTCAGCGGAGTCATTAAGTCGGGGGCTGGTTGCATCAGGCTTGCCGGTGGCGGCGGTGGCTTCGGGCAACTTTGCACAGTTGGCCGCGATGTGCAGCCGCTTAGTGCCGTTACCAAGATCAGTGCGCAGACGCTCAATTTCACTTTTTGCATTTGCTAATTCCTGAGTGACTTTGATATCCAGCTCGGCGGCCTGTACTCGTTGCCGCTGGATGTTTTCGAGGTCTGCTTTCTGCTGATTGGCTACCTGAGTGATTTCTTTAAGTTCGGAACTGAGAGACTGCATCTGGCTTGTCGTGTACCACATGCCGACTAGTAGAGCGATGATGACAGCGATCAGCGCGGTAGTTACTCTACTCATGACAGGAATAACCGACGTTCTTTAGAGCGACGAATATCAAGCCCGGGTAAAACCTTTCCTGCCGCTTTATTCCAACGCAAGAATTCATCAGCCGCGCCAGCGTAATCACCTGCATTCAACTTTTTCAGCAGAGTGGATTTTGCAAAGTTCCCGCCACCTACATTGAAGATAAACGAGCACAATGCATCAAACTGGTTTTGGTTAAGTGGAACCTTAACGCAGGTTTCAATAGTGATGTAAATCGGCTGAAGGTCATCTCGGAGGAATTGCTCGGCTTGTGCCTGAGTAATAACGTCACCTTTTGAAACGCTATGTGTATGGCCGTATCCAATAGTCCACGGTTTACCGCCAGTACCAGGATCGGGATACGCTTTATCCTTAAACCCTTCTGAATCTTTAATCAACCCCTTTCCTTTCTCACTAATTTGCATGTGTGCCACTCCTCCGAAAAATATGCATGACATTACCGCGCGATAAGAACAGCGATACGCATAGAGTTATGTTGATGATGGTTTCTGCGAGGTCTGCTCTGATGTATGTCCCTGTAACTATTCGAATGGTCACAGCAGCACAAGCCACAATGAGAACATAAGCAAACGCCGAACCTATCCAGTTATGCGCGCTGGTTTGTCGTTGAAATGTCAGGAGACGTACAGCAATCAAGAAGCATGTGATGGCGTTAATGTTCAATAACAGTATGTTAATTGTCATCTTCCACCACCTTTTAAATTGAAGGTTGGGTTCTTGGCTTTCGAAATTACAGCGATCAGTATCCAGACTATTGTTGCTGATGAGATAAGTGCACCGATCGGTTTTTCTACAGTGACTGACTCAGGAATTATCGTGCTTAGCATCGCCGTCGAAAAACCAGCAGTTAGAACCCCAAGGACAAAGGCCACTATGAAAAACGCCATGCGCTTCCAGATTGGGAATTCAGTAGCTGATAAGACAAATACGACGGCACCTGCAAACGCACCAATGACTACGCCAGCGTCAAGCCCAGAAAGCAGACCAACTAACGTCACACCAGTAACAGCAACAGTAGCCGCGCCAGTGCTAGTAGTCGGCTCTAACATTTGGGGGTACTCCATTTTGTTTTTTAGATTAGCGTCACCCGTATCCATGCCAGACAAGGAATGTGTGAGTGCGGTTGGTTGGTTTTGGATGACGCTAAATTAGAATTGGTGCTGGGCAAAGGAATCGAACCTCTGACGCGCTGCTTACAAGGCAGCCGTTCTACCACTGAACTAGACCAGCAGTTGGTGCGCCATTCAGGGATCGAACCTGAAACCGATAGCTTAGAAGGCTATTGCTCTGTCCTGTTGAGCTAATGGCGCTAAATTAGAATTGGCGGTGAGTTAGGGATTCGAACCCTATACCATTCGGTTAACAGCCGACCGCACATGCCTTATGTGCTTCCTCACCAGAATGCAAAAAGCCCCGCACGATGGCGAGGCTTGAAATTGGGTTTGTGGTGGCCGGTGCTGACTCTCCGGCATAACTACCGTTTCAATGAGTAGCTGTTTCACGCGCATCAGCCTGCGCATTCACCACAACTGTCATGAGCACTGCCAGGCGTTGTCACAATCGGCCGCAAGTTTTCAGCTTCTAGCATACTCATGGCGGCTGATTGCCGTTCCGACTAATACTCATGCAGTTGTGCAGCACACCAAACGCTCAGGTTTACCCTTCTTCGCTGAGTGATGTGCTGAAAACTAAAAAGGCCAGCGATTAAGCCAGCCTTTCCTTTGAAACCCACGTTAAACATCTTCACGGATTTCTAGTGTTAGAGCTAGATTATTCTAGTTTTCTGCATTTTGCAAGCAGCAATCGTTACCGGATTGAAACTTTCTTCAAGTTAGTTGGTAACTTTCGCAAGTTCGCGATTCGCCCCCTCTTCGGATGAAAGCAGTTCTGTGATGAGTTGCTCGTAGAATGGCTTTATTGCCTTATCCCATACTGTCGCTGATATTGCGTCAGTGTGAGCGCATATAGCCCTAAATGCTTTTTGTGCTGGTATGCGCTCATAACCACGGCCTGAGCATTGTTTACAGGTATGTTTCACTGGTACGCCCAGCCGCTCCGTCTCTTCGCGATTAACAGCTTCACCGCGTCCATTGCACTTGCAGCACGCCACGGATACTTCACCCTTTCCGTTGCACTTCTGGCACATCGTATGGGTAACTTCCTCCGCATACTTCGGCGGCGTTTTCTTTCCGCATCCAGCGTGTTTCATGACCATGGCCTTTGCCCTGATAACACCTGCGCCTTTGCAGCATTCGCACTGCTCGGTTCCGGCGGCAGAACGGCAATAGTCTTTGTATGCAAACTTTGCGAGCGTTTGCACGACCTTCACCTTAATATTCATATCAAGCTTGCGTAAGGCGGCAACCTTATCGCAGTACTTGAGTCCGTATTGAGTGAGTAACTGTACAGAGCGTTTTTTATCGTTTTCGCTGATATTCATTTTCCCGTTGAAGGCAGCAAATCCGAGTGGTGCTCTACTCTGTACCATCCCCAAAGCGCACATGACATCAGTGTTGGTTAAAGCGTCTGATGCCGTTGCGCGAGGGGAGTCGCTGATCTGAGTAGATTTCGGTGAATGAAATTTGACTGTGCTTTCGATATTCATCGCTTACCCCACCTATTCTTACCGCTATCCCCACGCGAGGTCATGAATACGCCGTTTACTATGGCGTGGTGCTTGGCCTCTTTGTCTTTGAGGTATTTCCTAACTGTGCAGCGGCTAATGTTTAGCTTCTCGGCTAAAGCAGTCATGCTTCCGCGTGTATCAACTAGCATGTCGGGTATTGTTCGGATTTCGGCATTCATAATGACTCCCATAAGGTTTCGAGTGAATCAAGGTATAGGCCGCCGAAGCTGTATCGGATTTCATTGCATACGCATTCGTTGGTGGTGCTTGGGAAGAAATTAAGGAAAAAGGTTTCTGCCTTTTTGCATTCCTCCATTAAATTTTCTGCACTGTTTGGCCTGATCACGAAAACCACATCATTGAAAATTGCCGCCGTTTCACATGGGTAAATGACTTTTCTCACGCTACCTCCAGTTCGGTGATGACCACTTCCAGCTTGCCGCCCTTCACTAACTCACCACGCCGTACTCTGAAGTCATCAATCTGCTCGTCGTCTTCCATGAATCCAGCATGCACAAGCGAATCAAAGACGGCTTTTTGCAGGTTGTCTAAATCTCGACGGCGTTTGTCTGGTACGTGGGCAGTGATTGAAAATTTGAGTCTGGAGGTGGTGTGAATATCGAGGTTTTGTTGCTGGATGATGGTGATAATGTTTTGTCGGTATTTTGTGCCTTTCTCGCTGATGTAGTGCCGCTGCCTTGCGTGTCGCCAATATGTGTTTAGGCTCGGCGGGTACGGCAGCGTTAGCCTGTATTCCCTCATAGTTTTAGTTTTCCCTCTGCAATCAGAGCCGCCTGAGTTCGTATGACGCCCTCAAGGTGTGCCATGTGAGCCTCTCCAGCGTCTGTGCGCCTTGTCCTGCGGTCTATTTCATCGTGACATGCTGAGCATGCCCAAGCTCCGAATAAGTCGTTAGGCTTCATCCCTACGCCGCATAATCCAGCCATTCGATAATGAGCTAGTACTACCGTTTCGCTATTGCCGTTACATATGCCGGGCAACCGCACTTGGCATTCTCTGCCTTGAGCTTCTTTACGAAGGTTAGCCATGTCTATTCCTCGCTCGCACTCTCAGCCAACGCACATCATGCAGGTGAGCGCTGTAGTTGAAAGTTACTGTTGATATGGGTTGGGGTTTACTTCGGGGAGTGGATTTGTTGAAGATTAAATTGTCTATCGCTATTTGTGTCGGACTTCGCTGTCGTTTCATGCGGCCTCCGGTGGCTCGGGGTCGGAAGTGGCATAAATGCCGTGGTTGCCCAACAACTTTGCCAGCCTTAGAGCTAATGTCAGTTGCTCCCAGCGATCAGTGGCGAGCAGCATATTCTCTGCGGCCTTGGCTATCTCGATTAACTCAAGAACTGTTTGAGGGTCAGCAGACGCGATAAATTCTGCATCTCGCTTTTCTACCGCCGTCGCAATGACATTTTCTTTTGTGAATGAAAACTTACCGTTAACAATACCGTTGAACGTGGTTGCGGCCCTTCGCCATACTCCAGCCGTTGCAGCTTTGGCCTTCACCTCTAAATCGTCGTATTTGCTCATGCTGCTGAACTCCTGTTGTGTTGTTGAGCCCAGCGCATTACCGCCGATGACTCTTCACTAAACTTCACGCCCTGCTCCGATCCGAACCAGTAGATAGCCTCGATAACATCAATCATCTCGCTTACTCTCATTTTGCTTGTGCGCTGACCAAACATGACAACGCCGCCGCCGATACCCGGTGCAGTTCGCTGCTCTTCTTTTTTGGTCTTGGCTACCAGAGCGGTAATGAGGTCTTTCCAGTCATCTTCGTCGTACTTCTGCCCGTACCAAACAACCTGCTGAGCTAAGTCATGCAAGAGTGGCCACATTTTCCTGTTCTGAGAAAGTGTGCGCTTTGGTGGGGATAGTTCGATTTCGTATGGCTTGGATTGGTCTAGCGGGAGATTTCTGATTTGTTCGATGGCGTGACTTCTGATTTGCTCGGTTCTCAGATAGAAAACCTTTTTGGTCATGATTACCTCCCATCTGCACGACCGTAACCTTTGACCATGCAATGATTGTTTATGTAAACAGCGGTTGTGTTTAGCTCTTTAGCTATCCGCTCCTCGCAGTCTTTGCGGTCTGATTCTCCAGCTAATCCAGCGATAAATAACAGGGCAGCAATGCCAGCACCCCAGCATAAAATTTGAAACGCCAGCTTCATCACTCCCCCTTAACCTTGATGCCAGCGGAGCGGATCGCCTCGGCGCAATTCTCTAATGCGATGTTAAATCCAAGCTCGTGATCGGAAAGGGTTTCTATGTATTCCCGACGCTCAGGCAACTCAATCTCTACTGCCGCGCGGCTTGCTTGCCATGCCTCTAAGAAAAACTCATATTGAGATTGGATAAATGCGTATTTGTATCTACCAACACTCTCATTAAAAGCCATTGAATCTTCAGGCTCTCGCTTCATATAAATTTCTTCAAACTGTTCACGAATTGTCATGACTATCTCCTACCAGCTGCAACACGCTGTGTTTGTATTCGTTGAAATCATCCGCAGTGATACCTGGTACCATGCAGTCACCAAAAACAACTTCTCCATCATGGGTAAGAACAAAGCGGA